ACCCATCACCTTGGCGACCTTGGCTTGGGATTTGGTTGGCTTTTTCATGCCCTCAGTTTACCGGCCCATAGCGGCTGCGCAGTTGCGCTAGGGTCAGCTCAGAGCCATCATCACGGACTAGCTTTGCCATGGCATCCGTTGGGCCGTACTTATTGGCAAGTCTTCGGAAGTAGGGCGCCTTGCTGCCAAGGGCCTCCTGTTGCCGTCTAATCACATCTGCGTCTGTCTCGCCTGGCAGCTTCTTTTTAAGCCATTCGCCGTAAGTGATATTCCCTGGCACTTGCCCATCCATGCTTGCGCGTTTGCCTTCTGGCGGTGGTGGTATATCAAGTGCTTTGTAGTCAATTACTGGCACCGTAGTAGACCGACAATTGAAATGCTGCGGCGGCATTGGACCTTTGCCGTATTCAAACTCTTTACCATCTAATGCACGGCATATTGCGCTGGTCCTGGTGTCAAGCGTTGCAATGTACCTGTATCTTTGCGTGATGTCTTGATTTGCTTCGTACACCTGCTGGCTTGCTGCATTAGCTACTTGGTTAATGCTGGTGCGAATCAGCGCCATGATTTGATTATCTGCCACCTGCGTCAACTGCCCGCCTGCTGCTGCGATCTGCCCTACGGTTTTTGCTTCCTCACCAAATTGCAGGCTGCCGATCAGCCGCTTTGCTATTGATTGCGTTGTCTCGCCTGTTAGCAGGCCATTGCGTACCACTTGGTTGAATTGCTCAGCTTGTGATGTAGCAATACCGCGAAATGCTTTGCTTACTACCTGCCCATTAGGTAGGGTGATCGTTGCACCTTGCGCAGCAGTAAGGCTAAATGTCTGCGGTGCGCCGTTGACTGCGGCAAATAGATCATCCGATAATGTGACAACATTAAGCTGCGTTGGATCTGTAGTTACAACAGATTGCGCAAACTGCGGGCTGATCTCTACGGTATTGATATTGCTGCGCAATATACCTTCGGGCAATGCTTTGCGTAACTGCTCAGTGACAAACTCCGATTGCAGCTCAGCAATGCCTTGCAGCTCGGTTGCCGTTAGCTCAGTCGCATCACCCGCCCAACCATCAAGTGATTCTTTCAACTGCGCCAGGATTGACCGCAGCCGTGCAGCCTTGACCGGTGCGGTAATTGTCAACTCTCCTTCACCGCCGGCATCTGGCAGGAGCCTGCGCAACTGATCTACAGCATCAATGATGATGTCGTTATAGGCATTGATGACACGCCGCGCAACGCTATTGCTATAGCGATTAAGGTCGATCGCATTTTTATATAGCCTTGCTGGTGTGCTCACATCCCTCTAACGCCAAATGCTTCAAGCGGCCATTCAGTACGGATATTTACATCAGCACCTTGGATCATTGCATCAAGGATAACATCTGCTAATTCATTAAAGCCATCTTCGCCATTTTCCATGATGGCAAATTCTGTTACCTTATTGTCTTTAATGTTGATGCGAACGATCGCCAGCATATCAACAGGCAGCCGACCGCGTACAAAGGTAAGCGTTTGGCCGCTGAAATCATGCTTAGTGCGACGGCAAAATAAATCGCGGATCCAGTCGATCATTGCAGGCCACCATTAGCAGTTGCGTCTACTTCTTCCTGTACATCAAAATCATCGCCTAGCACTTCACCATCTGATAATTGCATCAGTAGTGTTTCCTTGGTGATTGTGCCTGCGGTATAAAGTTGCAGCAGTGCATTAACGTCTGCTGGTTCCAACCTAGCGCCGATGAAATCACGATTTACCGTACAGCTACCTGCTGCCTCTTGCTGGCCCATAAATTGCGCATGGAACTTAAGGCTATTGTCGATCATGTCTTGTACGTTTTGCGCAATCACCATCATCGTGCTATCACCTTGACTGCGGTCGATCATCTTAGATGCTGCGGTTTCAGCCGATAGTTTCTGACCCAATACAGCAGACAGACCTAGCTCATTGATTTGCGCTGCAATTTGATCTAACCGCTTGAATTGAAAATCAAAGCTGCGGCCTTGCGGTTCAACGTATTCTGCCCTGCCATCAGCAGGGAATGCTAATGCTTCACCGGGGCCTGCTGATACTTCTTCAGCACTTGTCGGAAAGCCAAAAAATGCTAGCATCGGCACGGCTGAAATATGGAGCTGGTTATCAAGGTCTGATTGTACTTGATAGCTTTTTAGGTTTAACTCTGCAATATCTTCCAGCGGTGGCCTCGATTCCATAAAGCCAACGCGGTTGCTGTATGCCACGCTGAATGGGATTTCTGACAGGCTTGTAGTACCTTCATCAACTACTTTATACTCGCCATTATCTTGGCGTTGGTGGATCTGATACTGTCCAGGCGTCAATAAACGCACCTGATCGATTTGCTTTTCGCCGTACTTACTATCAGGATCTGCCTCTAGTACGGTTTCTTGCAGCCGTAACTGCGTTAGCCGCTGCTGGCCGTCTTGTTGCTCGGTGCGATAACCAAGGATTTGGCGTGGGGTATAAGTACACCAATAAGGACGACCACCATTTGATGGTGCATCAACAAGGCAACCAATATGGCCATAACGTACCAGCTTGCGAGCGGTTTCGTATGTCCATACATTAAGGTCATTGCCTTGCATGTCAACGTCGAATAACTGCTCGCGTATTGCGTCTGATACGTCTTGCAGCTTGACTGGTTTGCGCGTCAACATACCAGCGAGCATACGCTCTAGCCGCTGGTAATAAGGCGGCACAACACTACGCGCTAAGCGGTTGTCGTAGCTTTCGTCAAGCTCGCGTGGCTCCTGCGGTAGGTAGCGGCGATGCTTCCGCCGCATACCATAAGTGCCTTGCAGTAAATCCTCAATCAGGATCCAATGCGGCTCCTGCGCATACCACGCGGAATTAGGATCCCCAACCTGCGCAACGCGCCGTTCGGTGACTTTGCGATCGTAGGCGGCTGGGGTGCTATACATCAGCGGTTAATCAGTGTCTTTACTTTAGGGTCATTCTGCATCCTCTTCCTCTTCTTCATCAGCCAGTAGGTCAAAGGCCAGGCGCTGCTTTACCAGCTCCAGGGCACCAAGAACCTCAATGGCGGTAACATCTTCAAGGCTGTCAACCAGATTATCGAGAGCGGTCAGGAAGTCTTCCATGGGTTTGGATGTGGACGGCATCAGTATACCCTAACGCCAGTGCCCCGTCCAGCCCCAGCGTGCAATGGGTTGAACTCACGCCATACCAAGTATCCGATGGCATCATTCATGTGGTCATAACCGCCATCCTTATCGGGTTCACCGCGTTCGCTGTAGCTTTGAAGCTCCAGGCATTCGATCAACTTACGGCAACTGTGGTCAATGTGCAGGCGGATCTCGCCTTTGCCATTTTCCATCAATGCTTGCATTGCTGCCACACGATCACGCACGGGCGGGTTAGCGCGTGGTGATTGGTTGCTCATGCCATATGACTCAAGGATTGCAATATCGGTCTGGCTTGCGTTGGTACTGCGATTGCCGCCACTTGCGTCTGGATAAACGTAAAGGCGATGGTCTGGGTAGCGTGCTTTGATCGTTTGAGCTAAAGCATCAGTATCATGCGCACCGCTGATCTCATCAAATACATATAATGTCTTGCTATTGCGGTAGGCGATAACAGCAGACATGTTGCCTACGTTAAAGTCAACGCCAATACGTAACGGCTCACGATATGATGGCGCCTCGATTGCAGTTACATGCTTTGCGCGATCGAAGCGATCATATACCTGGCCTGTTGTGAGGTTTACAAATTCACCATCAAGATATGCCTTGAGTAGTTGCGGGTCATAGTTTGCTTCAAGGCGTTCGATGAAGTCTGGCGGTAGGTATGGGTTATCCTGCGTGCGCATCTTAATAAGCCGTCGATCATTGCGGCCTTTGCCATCTTCACTGGCGAATGTTTGCCACATCCACCTAAAACCCTCTGGTGTTGATGCAGCAGCAAATTGGCGTATGTTACCCGCACGCAAGCGGCCAAGGATCTTTGGAAATGCTTTGTTTGCAATTGCAGGGGCAACGGTATCGATTTCATCAGCAAGTATCCACGCAGCATTAATACCGATAATGCGCTGCCAATTCTCAAAGCTACGGCATAGGATCTTTGTATCACCGCCAGGTAAATGCAGCATATACTCTGGCAATGGCGATGCCCTAAACGTATAAGGTATGTCGTATGCTTCTAGGAAATCATCGAAATCGCTTTGCCAAATATCACGAATCAATGGGCCTGTAGGCTCCATTACAACGCCGATAAAACCTTGATTAACAGCAGCAAGATGGACGGCCTTAGCGCATAAGGCGCGGGTCTTGCCTGCACCATAACCAGCGCTAACGCCAAGGATGTTGGTCGTTTGGTCATCAACGAAAGCAAGCTGGCCAGGATGCAAATCCTCGCGGATACGTGCCAACAGGCTACTTACGTCGATGCTTTCATCACTATGGCCAAACTGCTGTAATACATTACCTGCCCTTGCAGCAGCAAGAATACTCACGAACAAATCTGCGCTAGCTTTGCAGCAGTATTGATCGCACCTAATGCAATATGCAACTGGCCAGCGGCTCTAGCTTCTTGCTGTAGCGTTGCACATTGACTAAGCAAATCAGCCACCATTTGAGGGCGCTCTAAGTCCCAATCGGCTTTGAGTTGATCTCTGGCCATTGCCAGATACTTATCACATGACCTTTCGCCAACCCCCCACTTCTCCGAAGCATGGCGAACGCAATCTGAACGTCTGCCGCCATTAGCAATGATCCGCGCAAACTCTGCTGCACGGGATTGCGTCTCTAATTGAGTGCTCCGAATCTGTGCCATAAATAGATGCTAGCAAAAGCCCCCAACAAATGTCAGGGGCAGATGGTATCAGAGTTTACTGATTGCCACGATACCTTCCTCGGCATCGACTTCAACGGCGAATTTATCGCCGGGTGCTAGGCCAAGCTGACTAGTGTAACCACCGGACAGGATGGCATTACCGTTTTTCTGGATGGTGCCTTCGTAGGAGAGGGCACGGCCAGATTTCGGTGCTTTGACGACCTTAAGGCCATAGGCCTCAAGAAGTCCAGAACGCAGTGCGGCAATTTTAGGTTTGCCTTCTGCGGTGACGTACCCGGTAGCTGCTGCCAATTCGGGTTCAGATACTTCGCCAAGGATTTTGACTTGTGCGAGCAGTTCAGAGCCTGTGAGTGCCATGTATGTGGTTGTGACCGTTGGAATCATACACGAACCTGCACTGGCATGACAAGGTAAAGCTGACCGTCAATACCTACTGGCGACATGATGACAGGTGTGGTAGGCGTGTTGGCTTGGATTTGAACCTTGGCGCCGTCTAGATGCTTGAGACCATCGACCAGGTAACGGACATTGAAGCCAGCATCAGGAAATGAGCCGGAGCAGGTAAGTTTTTCAGCACCGCTGCTGGCTTCGGAATCAGCGACGATCGATAGGGTTTTGTTTTTAACGGAAAGGTTTACCACATCGGAATTGATGATGGCAATACGTTCTAGGGCTGCGATCAGGGCGATGCGATCAGCGGTGATGGTGTGCTTGAAGGTTTCAGGCACCAACTTTGCTACGGCGGGGTAGGCGCCTGCGAGTGTGCGGGAGGTGATGGTGACGCCATCGGCAATGATGATCGCTTGGCTGTTGGATGCAGCAAGCGTGACCGTAGGAGCATCGAGACGCTGGATAGCGGAGATGCTACGTGTCGGCAAGATGATGTCGATAGCACCATCGGCTGGCTGGGTGCGTGTGACCATGCGATGACCGTCGGTTGCCTCAATGCGCATGGTGCCGGATTCTATGGCGACGTGCAGGCCGCAGATGACGCCTTTGGACTCGTCGGTGGCAGCAGCAGCCAAAGCGGCACGCATGGGCTCCACAAGGGCCACGGAGACGGCTCCAGCGGTATCGACGACCGGAAGGGCGGGGAAGTCGTCTGCATCGTGTCCAGCGAGCTGGTAGGAGCCTGTAGCGCTTGACAAGCTGACGGCAGTGCCATCAGCGGTCAGGAGCAAGGCGGCATCGCTGTCTAGTCGTCCAACGATCTCAGATAGGACGCGGTATGGGA